AGTTTTTCGAAGTTGCTGATCAGATATTCCAGGAAATCGTCTTCGTATCCGGAGACCGGCACACTGTCCGTGTACTGTCCGGTACTGCCGACAAATGCCCTGACTTCGCTTTCCTTGATTCCTCTTGCTTCGCAGAGCTCTCTGAAGTCGTCTACCAGTGTCTTCATCTGCAGCGGTGTTTCATCATCGATGATGTCAACATGTGGTGCGTTGATGTCCAGAAGCTCCTTGTGGTGTTCTTCCTGGGACTTCAGATCCTGTTCGGTCTGCTCGGCAACCGCGTCGGCATATCCGCCGGTCTTCATCAGATCCGCAACGACTTTCAGTTCGTAATAATCACGGATGTGGTCATCGACCATCTTCAGATCGTTCGGGATCAGATCCGAGTCGAACATGCCGACCGGAGACTTGACTGTGTCAGATCCGGAGTTCTGAGTGGAGAAGCAATACTCGCCATCGTTAACATTGGTCCGCAGTACGATGGAGAACATGCCTTCCAGTGTGATCTTCTCATCGATCATCTTGCCGATTGTCTTGGCTTTTATCGTGGATCCATCGGGACTTGTCTCAACATGCTGAAGGAAATAAACGATTGTGTCAGCGGGCAGTTTCTGCGCGCAATAGTTCACAAGATTCCAGAAGTTCTGACCGATTTCGGTGTATTTCTCATAGCCCTTTTCTTTGGCGCGTCTCATGAACTCGTTTGCCATCAGATACTGAGCATCGTCGATCACGATAGACTTCTTGTCTGTCTTGTTCAGGAAGTTACGGATCGTTCCGTAATCATCCGAGCTGATGGAGTCAAATCCTTTTGTTCTGAATGGCAGCGGTTTTCCGATCACGTTGACCACCGCCAGATCGTCTTTGGTGAAGTTGCGGAGACTGGCAGACTTGCCGGTTCCGGATTCACCGAGAATCATTACTGTGATTGCCATGTATTACCTCATTTCATTCTTAAATACTCGCCACGTTCTTCCAGATGAGCGAAGTCAAGAACCTCGCCGTCCTCTTCGATTGCTGTTCTGATCTTCTCTTTGTCAGGTTCATAGACCACCTTGCAATAAGCTCTGGGCACATCGCCGGTGATAGTCACAGGCAGCTTTCCGCCCTTCTTTGCGATGGAGAAAGAGAAGTGATCGGTCTTTACTTTCGGACGATCAGTCATCTTCATGCTTTTGAAGACTGCTTCCTTGAGACGCTCAACAGCTTTGTGGGCTGTGTTCCGGCGCTCGGTCAGGCGCTTGATCTCACTGGTCAGCGCTTCTTCTTCTGCTTCGAAGTTGCGGATGATGAATCCATAGTTTTCGATTTTTGCATTCAGATCCTCGCCGATCGTCAGCATGTCGATGGGATAATCCTCATCGTCTGCTTCCAGTACAGCCTGGATCTGAAGGTATTTCCCTGTCAGTTCATACAGATTGCTCATTCTTCTTAGCCTCCTCGTAAATCTTGTCTTTGATCAGAGTATTTGAAACTGAGTAAGTCAGGCTCTTGAGCTCATTCGTTCCCGGATCATATTCGAAGTAATGATCACGGCGCCATTCGTATTTGGGCGGCGATCCATGACGTTCGCACTCATATGCGTTGATGAGTGTTTTGCAGAAGATCACCGCATAGTGCAGACTGCCATAGTCCAGAGTGCCCAGCTTGATGTACTCATTGCCGGGAATGATCGTCCAGTTGGCATCGTTGTCGACGAACTCAGCGACTTGTTTTCTAGTCATTCGGCTCATGGTCTTCCTCCTGTTCGTCCTGATCGTCCTTGCAGACGAATCCGCCGGTGTATCCACCATTGGGATGTGTTGGTGTTCTGAAATTGACGTAGTACCGTCTCAGCTCCTTCTCATCGTTGTCGATCCGGGCAATGTCTGCCGTGATCTGATCTATGCGTGTGATGATCTGATCGATCTCATTGTCATAATGATCGACGTTCGCGTTGTGAATGGTGATGATGTTGTCTATGCGCTCATGCGCGTTGGTGATGCGCTTGTCAATGATCTCAATGGTCTCGTCGTTCAGATTGCGGACAGTTGTGTCAGCGCCGATCTGTCTCAACTGCGTCTCTTCGATCCGGTGAACTGTGTTGCCCTGGCTGTAAACCATAGCAACCATGGCAGAGAGTCCAACCACGATCAGTGCGATTGCGATCCCGATCATTCAGCCACCTCCAGCCCGTACAGCTGACGAGCATCCTCAAGCGAGATCGGAACGTCGCAGAACTCGTCGCCCTGGCATCCGACGAATGCGATCGGTCCGACCCAGTCAACAAATACGTGGCAATTGAATGGCATCTGTCTGATCCGCCCCTCTTCATTGCAGATGATGACCATGTCCTCGATGATTGTGTGGGCTTCCACCCATCCGTCGACAAGCTCCTGCAGATCTTCGAGCTCGTTCGGGATGTCTCGGAGTTCAGCCGGTTTGCCCGGTTCCTTAAAAATGATTTTCAAAATGTGTATTCCTCCACTAATTTCTTAGCCTTGTTCAATAATTCGATTGCGCGATACAGGTCATAGTCCTGATCGTCTACCTGTTCGGGAGTCAGACGTTCCTGTACCGGATAACGGTGAGTCAGTAATTCGTGATCCTGGCTGATCTTGTTCTGAATGGTGCTGATCGTTTCCTCGATCTGCTCAACAGGATGCACCATCAGCAGACTCCGATCAGGCGACCGATGGTGACCATGGCCAGAACCGCAAAGGTCATAAAGATCAGAAAGTCATAGATGACTTCCGGGTCATACGTTTTCTTGATTTTCATGTTTAATCCTCCATGTGGTAAAATGAGGATGACTGATTACAGTCATCGAGTAGTTGCGGATTGCTGTGTGAGAGCGTCCGCTTTTATTTTGAGTAACTGGTTTAATGAGATGCCCATCACCCAACATGCGCTGGTGATCCGGACCTTTTCCCCGGCTGTATAAATCAGCCTGTCTTGCAGATCTTCTCTGTCCTTGTTCTGTGCGAGTTCATACGCTCGATCGAGGTGCCTGCCAGTGAATCCGCTTATGGTTCCGAACTCTGTTTTATTCAGATACGGTTCACTCATGATCTCGATCGGCGACTTCGCTCTTCTCATGCTTTCCTCCTTTTCTGTTACCTCTCAGTTAACGAGGCAGTGTAAAAAAAATCAGACTTCGATGTTCTTGGCGGGGATCTTGGTGAATTCTGACAGCTTGACCACATCATCGCCTGTCATCTTCACCCTGCCTGCAGATACATTCAGAAGGTGGTCGGCACTGATTCCGGCTTGCTCTGCAAGTCTCTCAATGCTCATGCGCATATAGGCTGCCAACATCTTGACGGTGAACTTTACTTCCTCCATCGCTCCTCCTTTCTGTTACCTCTGAGGTAACTGTCAACATCATATGTTACCTCTGAGTTAACTGTCAACAGTTTTTTTGCATAATTTTCAAAATAGCTGTATTGTAAGGGTGGAAACGGAGAGTTAACGACATGAAAAACTACAACAAAAAGATAGGAGCCTACCTGGCTAAAGAGCGCAGGGCAAAAAAGATTTCCCAGCAACAGCTCGCCGATCGGCTTGGTGTGTCGAAAACTGCAGTCCATTATTGGGAGACCGGCAAGCGCACGATCTTCGCCGATCAGATGCTTGAGTATTGTGAAACAATCGGCATTGACCCGCAGGATCTGATCAAGTCGGTCACTGGTGACTGACATGCCTGCCTACAAAGATCAGAAGCGTGGCACCTGGTACGTTAAGTACAGTTACACCGATCGTCTGACCGGCAAGCGCAAACAGATCTTAAAGCGAGGATTCGACACAAAGCGCACAGCAGTCCAGTGGGAAGCAGAACAGCGGGCATCCGATCAGGCGCCCACCTCACTGACTTTCCGCGCTCTGGCGGTCAAATATTATGAATATGCCAAGCCCAGAGCAAAGACCATCAAGGATCAGACTGCGATGATGGAGAACCATTTCCCGATGATCGACGATCCGGTCGATCAGATCAGCAAGCAGCGGATCATGGAGTGGTATATCCAGTTCACCGACAAGGATCTTCTGATTGGGACCAAGAACCTTGTGATCACGGTCATAAAGTCGATCTTTGCGTTTGGATCCAAGTATTATGATCTGCCCAATCCTACGCTCAGTTTAAAGCGCCTGAAGGCCAAGA